AGGTGTTCATCTACCAATTGGACATCGAATACGGTCTGGGCAAGAACTTTGGTAGCGAGTCGGAGCGGGTGCTTCTCAGCACACGCCGACAGGCAACGAACATCAGGGAGCGTAAGCTCGAATCGTTGTGTCGCGAATGGTATGCCGGCCTGCCGGCTGACCTAAAGCGAATCTACCAGAATCCGATGTGTACCGGATATACGCTGCTGCGAACCGAGACTGTGAGGAAACACAGGTGAACAAGAAGAACGGGATCGAATACATGCTTGTATTCGACAGTGACGGACATGGGAACCTCAAATATAGGTCCCATATGAGCGAGCTTAAAGAGCCAGCATGGAGGGCTCTTCTCGCCGAGTATCAGGCGAAAGCCGGGGATGAACTCCCCCCACACTGGAAGTTTATCGACTTCTACCAGCGTGGTAGATGAGATCCTGGTTGACGCCACAGAGATCACCAAATAAAAGCATGTAGAACAAGCTTGGGGGTACCCTGAGGTACCCCCAAGCCGTTTTAGGGCCTCTACGTGGCTCTCAGCGGGTTTACGCTGGTCATCAGGCCGCAACAGTGTCGTTCAGAACACCCAAGGCGTCGCCGGCGGCACCAGCGGCCGACAAAACAGCGGACAATGATGCGGCGACAGCCGCCGACGCCGCCGTGGTAATCGAACCGAGCTGGGCATCAGACAGAGACACCGAAGTGTTGGCGGTGTCAGCCGCATAGTCCTCCCAACCAGCCGGCACCGGTGCGAGAACCCGGCCAATTAGCGTCGGATTCGATACTCCCCGCACAGCGGCACCGTTGCCCAACGGCAACGATCCCTCATCAGACAATGTTTTGAAATCGGCGATCGTGCGGTCCGCACTACTCGCGACATGGCGAGCGTAGATACCGTCTGACAGGAAAATCTCGGGCTTTCCATCCAAGCTGACGAGATACGGCATGTTGTCTTCCTCCACTGCGACGGTGGCAGCCATAGTGGCTGCCACAGCGGTACTTGTTGTCAGTGCCGCCAGCTCGGCGGCACCACCCTCGAAAGCCGAAACATCAACCGCCTGACCATCAACCGTGGCAGTCGACGAGAACTGGAGCAGGGTAGTTCGGGTGATACCCGAATATCTTGGAACCCACCACGTGGCCGGAACCTTGGCGTACAAAGCCGAACCGGTTCCCGTGCCACTAACATACCGGGAATCCCACAGGTGCACCCCTAACCCCGAGATGTCCCACCCCCGGGAAGTCCACCACCAATTACCGCTATAAACCAACAACGGATGGCCACTCGTACGAGACTGGAAGGTGGTGATGAAGTCCGTCAGGACTTGCAGAGTCGCTGGATTATCGGAGTCCTCGCAGTCAACGGCACAGATCATGCCCTCCACACCGCCAACCGAGGTTAGGCGGTCAACAAACCGGTTCGCCTGGGTTACACCACTGGTCTCGTTCAACCAGTGGTAGGCGCCCGGCACCATGCCGGCCGCACGAATCTCCGCTATCCACGTGTCAAACCCCGATGGGGCAAGATAACCGGTGCAGCCCTGCGAAGCCTTGACGATTACACCGCTATAGCCCTCCGAGGCCACAGCGGACATGCTAAGACCCGCCTGATAGGTCAGATGGGCATCAACGAGAAACAAAACCACAACAAGCCCCTATGTTTGGTCGACCCGGATAAGTTTCACACTGACGAACGGCTGCAAACCCGTCGCCGACACGGCGACAGCATCAGTGCCCCCGGTACTCGCATTAACACTGATATAGTCCGTTGACCCGTTCAGGTATACCAGTGGCGCCGTGAACGAGGATGACGCGTACAACGAGGTTGTTGACATGATCGTGTGTTCGCCACCAACAATGTCAGCACCATTCTTGCGTGTCTTAGTGAGCATCCTTGTCGCGGCGGTTGGAACAATCCCCCATTTTGAGTTCACCTCATACCAGCCGGCGATAGTTGGTGTGATCCTTGACGGATTCGTCACCGTCGAATGCCAGCCCAACGGATCGAAAGTTTCCGTGTCCCACGGAATGTCGACAGGTGTGGCAACCGATGTGACATGGCTGAGAACACACATCGGTACGTTGATTACCGGCACCCATGCGGTTCCCGAGTAGCGCATCAGCAAATGCAGATCGTTGACGAACGCGCATGATCCGGTTGCCGGATACATGACGTATGTTGGCAGAGTCGCCGCAGTCGAGTTAATGGGAACCGTCAGAGGACGGTTCACACCCGAACGGCTGTACTCGAACCAGCCCTGATCATCCCTCCAAATAAGTGTGCCCGAGGGTGGAGTCTTAGCGATAAACGCCGTGGTCTTAGCAGCCGTATTACAGTCGACCACACCACCGCTGGCGGAGGTGTAAACATATGTGGCGGTCAGCGCGGTAGACCAGGTGATGCCACCTGTTCCAACACTCGCACCAGCCGGCACAACCACCGAATACAGTTCAAGACAGGACGCCGGCAACGCTGTTGCCGCACCAGTAGTCGTATCACCCTTCCAATAGGCGACCGACGCGGCGGTAACCCCACCACCATCATAGGTGTTGTCCTGAACCCGGGCAATGATCTTATCTGTTCGGGCTGTCGACGCATTCCCATCATCGAAGGTGATCGTCACAGCGGCATCAGAGATGAACGGATAGCCGCCCTGCGTCGTTGTCGAGGTTCCCTTGATCCACGCTACGAATGGGGCAACACTGATACTCATTGTCGTAACAGCCGTATAGGATATCGGGCAGCCCCTGTAAAGGCCGGAGAGCCCCGAAAAGGGGCTCGTTGTGCCAATCTGTGTAGTCAGACCCTCCAAGGTCTGGCGGTGCATCTGAAGGGTTGTCACACCCGACTCTAGACCTAATGCGTGTACCGTCACGGGGTACTCCTAGAAGTAGGCCGCGTCGGCGGCGGCAATGGTTAGGGTCGCACCGGAACTCCATGAATCACCGGTCGCGTACAAACTGTTGACCCCCGGCTCCAGCTCCAACAGGGGCATCGGGGAAGAGTCAACGGTTCGGGTGTACAGCCGGTCTGCGGTACCGTTCAACACGGCGGTTCCGGCCGCTGTGTCCAGCACCAGCTTGTCCCCTGACACGAGTGTCAGAGAGAATGCCACATGGGCGCCTGTGGTGCTGTTCGTCAGTTTTGGGTTGACGCAGGGACCTGTGAATGTGTAGACCACGGGCACAGGGGCATCACCCGACGTCGAGAACGACGCCGAACCCGTCGCGGCAGCAGCCCCATAATCCAGTGGATAAACCAGAGGATAGTCAAGACCATCCTCTGTCAAAGCAGGAAAATCAGTCACCAGCGTTGTCGATGTCAGAGAATATCGTCGCGGGTCAGGACAATAGAACTGGACGCTCAGATCAGCTATCCGGGCGCATCCAAAAATACGGTCATTGGGTATGCTTCGCCTGGTCACCGACCCATAGCATTGCAGGGTCGTATCATGGGTTCGGATGTAAATGGGTATTTGGGTTTCGGCGCGGTTGACACCGAAACCCGCGCGTAACGCCGCTATCGTGGTAGGAAAATCCGTGTCCGTGGCGCTGTTCACAACACCAGTCCAGGTGATGGTTCGTGGCCGCGCATAGTAGCGGCCGACACGGCCACCGTGATACATGGCGAGATCAGCTGACGCTGTCGACACATCACACAGATCATCCCACCCAGTTATCGTCGTGCAGAATGTTGTGATGTCGTCGCCGAGAAGGACCCCGTTATATTCGAGGCGCCCATCACCTGTGATGAGGTCACCACCCGTCATAGTGCCCACCCCCTAGTGCTCGACATCCACAGAATCTCTTCCGCCAGTTCGGCGGCGGAAGCCTTGCTGTTCGCGATGAACGTGCCAATGTTCAGTGCGGCACCCCTGGTGGCTGTCGAGGTTTCAGCAGCCCCCTCAACGGGGGCAATGGTTGTCGAGGCCAAGGTCTTAGCGGCGGCAGCCAGATCACCACTGTCAGCCGACAACCCCAACACAAGGCCCTCTGTGGCGAACCGGCCAAGGTCGAACATGACCTTAGACGGCGACCCGATGTTCAGGGCACTACTGATCGTGTCCCTGATGCTGTTAGCGATGCTCGAAGCCTTGCTCTTCAGGGCACCAACCTTGTCATCAATACCGTTGATCAGACCCTGGATAACCGATTTGCCGGCACTGTAGAGGATGCTTCCAAGGGAACCGATAGCGGAAACTATCTGCCCCGGCAGGGCCTTAACTCTGTCGAAGACAGTCTGAACCTTGTCTTTCACCCCATTGGCGATTTCCGCGAACCGCGATATGAGTTCCCGGAATTTGCTTGTCGCTGAGGCGACAAGTGCCGAGACACGGGCCACAGCCTGATCTTTCATTTCGGTGAACTTGCCGGCGATTTTCGACGGGAATGTGGCGAGCACCTGCACAACCCATGTGACAAGATTACTGAAACATTCAACAATGGCGTCAACCATGTCGGGGATGATGCTGTGGCCAACCAGCTTGTCCACCAATTCCGTGAACAAACCGATAGTGGTGTCGTAAAACCATTTGCAGAAGTCGAGTATAGCTGTTACAACATCCCAAAGGGTATCCCAGACTAGCTCGATGAGTCCATCTGTGATCTGTTTCAGGGCATCCCACATGCCACCAAAGTCGAGTACCGCGAGGGCTGCCACAAAGTTGATTATTCCCGTGACTACTTTCACTAGTCCGGCAATAAAATGGCCTAGGGCCTCAACAACTTTACCGATGCTTCCGGCGAGACCACCAATGACGCCGATGACAACGATGATGTTGCCAAGAATGAACCCGGCTAGGAGCTTACCCAGGACCTTTAGTAGGTCGATGGTTGGTCCCCAGTCTATTTCGCTCATGGAGTCCTTGAACTCATCCCACGCCTTCTTGCATGACGGAATGATCGTGTCCGCCGCTTCCTTCATGGGGGTAAATAGTTCGATCGCCTTGTCTTTGAATTCCCCGAACTTTTTCCGCAGTTCCTCCGAGGACTCCCAAAGCTCCTTGAGTTTGAAGTACAACCATGTCGCGCCGGCGGCAAGTGCGGCGAACGCGATAACGGCTAGACCAGATGGGGATATCAGGAAACTGACCGCTGTGATGATCGTGCCGATAGCCCCGAGGAGCGATCCGAGGATGACGAGTAGTGGTCCGAGCACAACCATAATTGCCGCTGTGAGTAGGATCATCCGCTGTTGTTCGGGGTCCAGTTTCCCCCAAGCCTCACGAAGATCATTTATTTTCGTGACAAGTTTCCCCAAATACTCAACGATCGTTGGCACCGACGCGCCAATAGCGTCAGTCAACGCGTAGATAGCTGGCGTGGCATCATCGAATGCCTTCTTGATGGCATCCATATTCTCCAGAACCGCCTCACCGAGGCGAACCTGAATACTTTCCTTCAGCGCCTGCCAGCGACCGGTAAGAGTGTCAGCGGCAGCCGAAGCGCCATTAATGTATGTTGCGGAGTTACCAATTTTGATGAACGCGTTCATCACATCGGTTGCCGTGATCTTGCCGGCGGCAACCATCTCATACAACTTCGCCTGTGTTATGCCTAGGCCCTCAGCGACAAGTTTCAGCGCGCCGGGCATGGCCTCACCGAGCTGCTGCCGCAGCTCTTCCATGTTCACAGTGCCCTTAGAGGCCATCTGCGACACAGCTTCCAGGGCACGAGACATCTTGTCGGTAGACACACCCGTTGTTGTGGCGACATTCCCGAAGGCTTTCAGGAATGTCTCTACCTTGCTGATTTCCTGACCGGAGGCCACCATCTTCTGCGTGAACGTGACTAGATCATCAACGGCGAAAACTGGGGATGCTACCGCTGTCGCGGCCAGACGATCCATTAGCGCGGCAACATCGTAACCGGCCGGCAGAAGGGCTTTCAGGGCAGCTGTGGCGGTCTCAACTTTTGCGGCGTACTTGACACCTATCGCCAGACCAGCCGTTGTGATAAGGGCAATCGGCGCCGTGAAAACCAAAGTCATCGTGGCGCCAAGAATCTGCAATTGGAAACCAAGAGTAGTCAGGGCAGTGCCCAAAGTCTTCAAGGCTGTCGATGCCTTAGTGATAGCGGAAGTCATACGGGCAAACGCCGACGTTCCCGCCGCACCAGCACCACTAGCATTATTCAGCGCGGTGTTACCGGCACGTGCGGCAGCTGTCGCTGCCGCTGTGATAGCAGCCATGAGACGCGCCCGAAGATCAGCGAGACCCATAGGTTCGAAGGCGATATATGCGGTTCCGGCTTTGATCGCCATAGGGGCTCCCTCCCTTCGGGGGCAACCCCCGCACTATGGTGCGGGGGGACCCACGTAAACAGTTTTGCCGGGGAAACGGTCGGCTAGACGCCGCTTCTTCCGCACTCCCGGGCGCGGATGCGGCTGGGGTGGTTTCCCCACACCATGCCCCTTCTTTGTGTTCGCACGCACAAACGTGTATTCCAGGGACCGTATCGCGTCGAATATGTTCGCGAGCAGATGCTCTGTTTCACCCCAACGTGCCTCATCTGGCTGCGAATCGGCGGCAGCCAGAGAGATAAGACTCCGTGTTGGGATCGCCCGATACAAAACCCATAGGCGCCGAAGCGTCAAAGACGAATTGGGGTTGTCGGCGTCCCGAAGATCAACCCCAAGTTTCGCCAGTTCTACCTCTAGTTCCTCCCCAAAGTCGGTAAAGACTTTAGTGAGGATGGCTAGTTTTTTGGGCTCCCAACCAGGGCCTCGGACACAGCGTTGATCACGATCTCAAGGTCACTGTCGTCCATGTCGGTATCGGCGAGACGTTCCCAATCCTCAGGGACGAAAGCCATCGATAGGGCACCAACAGGGTCGGCCTGCAACTTTCCGAGAAATCGAAGCCGCTTGAATTTCCGAAGAAGCCGATAGGTGCCTCCGAGCACTTCGAGCCTGATGAAGTCCCTATCGGAAAGCTCCTTGGTGAGAGCCTTGTTGCCAGCCATCTTATTACTCCTATCAGCTTGCGAGAGTCGCGAAATCGGGGTCATTGGTGATTCGGTAACCGAGGTTCGCCGCGTCACCCGTGATACTCATGGTCAGTTCATAGCCCGAGGCCACACCACCATTGTGCGAAGCTTCCCCACGCTCGGAGATCTCCACAACCGGGAATGTGTATCGGGTCGTGATGAGTCCATCGATAATCTCGATGACAACAGCCTTGGCGACAACACCCGGCTCATTGGTGACCGTAGTGGTGCTGATACCTGCGGCAGTCGTCGAAGCCGCCCCAGCGTAATACAGTTCCAAAACAATAGGTGACGTTTCCATGGCGATAAACGTAAACGTCCAGTCGACCTCTGTGGCGACGGTGCGAATACCAGCCTTTTTCTGCCACGAACGGATACGTTCGGACGTAACCGAATAAGCCTCGGTCAGCGCGTCGGGATCAATATGGCCGACAGCGGTAAACGCTGTCAGCGCGGTAGCGATATCAGTTGGAAGGGTTGTCCCGACGTCCGCAACGTAAACGTTGCCAGTTACGCCGACCCTAACAAGGTCATCAGTGGTCATAGCTCACATCCTCTTAGACGGGCCGGCAATAAACGGCCATCGTGCACACATAACGTGGCACATTACTCACATAATCTGTCATCAGATAGGGTGGTGTTTCTGTCGCCACCTTAGTGATGATCAGATCGGTTGTCGCCGTGTTCAACGCGGCGACAAGGGCCTGCTGTGCCGCAACACAAGTGTCCCTAGCCTCACCAAACGTTGGGGCGAAACAGTTCAGATCAAACAGGCAACGCCAGAGACGCCCCTCGACAATTACCGACCCGGGGGCCTCGTTGACGACTATCCAAATCTCACCGGTCACATAGGCGGTTAGGTCAGCGGATATCTCGTCAACGGTGGAAAGAGTTGTTGCCCCATCCAAGATATCCATGACAGCTTGCAAAACATCGGGGAGTGTCCCAGTACAGGTCATAGGACACTCCTAAGTATGCTCATAGCCGGATAGTGCAATGGGTAGCCGTCAACGTCGATAACCATGTCCGCGCCACCGTATTCGATTTGTGCCCCGGCCGCATGCCCGGCGGCAACACAAGCCCTGTTGTGGGTGGTTCCATGTTCCTCAATGGCATAAACCAATTCAACATAACGGCTGAGACTGTAAACCATGGCTTTCGCCATGAGATACTCTGTGGAACCGGTATTCGAATACCGGTTACTCACATTGTTCATGCGAGCCTTGTAGGATGACAGTTCCTTGCGTGCCGCTGTTCGAACCTTGGAACGGTATTGGTCTGCGATAAGCCGAAAACGATTGCCCACACCATTCAGGCTGCCTTTCCAGTGCAGCAGGTTGTAATCGAATGTTGGTTCGAATTCGAAATGGCTCACGTCTGGTCTGCTTCGGCTGGCCGCCATGACTCAGCCCTCCACCAGACGCATATTCAGCTCGATATGGTGGGCGCCGCGCAGTGTCCATTTGAACGGCCGACCATCAATCTTCCAAAGAGCACCATCATAGTCGATATAATCGGTTGCCAAAGCAACATAGAATCCGGGATCATCCGAAATGAGCCGAAGCTGCGATGTGCGAGTATCCCTATCAATCTCGTCCTCCAACCCGAGGAAGGGTTGGCAGGAACACTTGCCCTCATAGATTTCGTCGGGGTCGGTGAGGTCTGTTTCGTGCCGATACCGGGTTTTCGTGCGGGGAAACCGCACGAGTGTCGCCGTGTCGGTCATAAGCATGCGAACCATGATCAGCCACCCTCACAGAATCGGTAGCGTCGCACGCCACAAGCTGTCTCGGGGACCTAGCCGCAACGTGCCCATGGTCGTCTGGTATCGGGCGAGAAGCTCCTTCTCCTGTGCGGTGAACCAGACACTTCCCGCTGTTCCCTCACCAGCGGCGATCGTCTCCGAGATAGCGCCAACGGTCTGTTGGCGAACACCCGTTGGGTTGAGCATCAGGCGGCTAGCCGCCGAAATGGCAATGTTCTTCAGCACCGCTGGTGCCGCCGAATACCCCGCCACATAGGTGATGTCAACAACCTCATGGGCTTCCAAATGGTCTATCTCGTCGATACCATCCCACTGCCAATTCGAACGGGTGTCACCATCGATTGTCTCAACCGATGTTATCGAGGTGACCGGCCGGAATGGCAATGTGATGATGCCGTCATAGTCGGCCTGAAGCCGACCAACAACAGTTTGCGAGGTGAACAACACACCAATCAGCTCGGTCAAATATGACTCGATCATGTCACAGAAGAACTGGCATTGGTCTTCCTCAGCACTACCGGTGGTGATGGTTAGTCCCGCCGCTGTCGCGACGTCGGCGACCGTGAGCAGAGCCATGAGTTACCACCCCCTCAACAGTTTGCCGGTTTCCATGGTTTGCCTGGCGAGAACCAGAAAGCGGCTGAGTTCAACCTGGGACTGTGCCCATAGTTCCTCTGAGCGGGCCGTAGCCCGCTTAACAGCCGCGTTGTAGGCTCGACTACCAGTGAGCCGTTTAATCGCCTGTATGAAGTCCTCAGGGCTGCTGGCGTAGGTGCCAGCGTCACCCAGGGCTTCCTTGAGCCCAGGGGTTGGTGCGACAATACTTGGGATGCCCGTTGCCAGCGCCTCAACAGCGACCCGACCATACGACTCGTACAGTGATGGCATAAGAATGATGCGGGCGCGACCATAAACCTCGCGCATGTCGTGAACGTTAGGGTGGTGGGTGACGTTAGCCATTTCCCTGATGTCCTGCGGACCATAGCCGCCATACACAGTCCCGAAACTAAGGTTTGGTAGGGCCTCCGCACACCGATAAAAGGTTTCCGCACCCTTATTAACCCACATATTCACCTGGGTTATCTCACCACACTTGTCGAGTGTGGCAGCATAGTCTGCGGGATTCACCGGTGGCCGAACAACAATCCTGGCACCAGTGTATTCGGGATATGAGTCGGAAATCCATTGGCTGTTGAACACCGCCAGATCACATTTCATCCCAACATAAGCGTGTGTTGGTGCCATAGAATTGTGAATATATTGAACAACTGGTGTTTTGAATTTGCGTGCGATGAAACAGGAACGTTCGGTTCCGTCGAGATGCGCGAGGACAAGATTCGCCTTGGGAATCTCGGCGATAGGATCACGGCGATCACGCTGCTGTTCGACACGAACACCATCAAGGTCGAACGATTCGAAGGGGCGGGGGGCGTTGTACACAAGGACCTTTGCGTCCCAACCGTCCGCTACCATGGCTTTCAACAGCTCATGGATGGTGCTGTCGCCCCCCGAATTTTGGCCTAGTCCCGTGTAGATATGGGCGTAGCAGAGAACAGTTGGCTTACTTGACACAGGAACCCCTAGAGCAGGGTTGGGGCAACCCCAGGGTTGCCCCAACAGTCGGTTATCAGCTAGCCGGCGCGCCGCTTGGACGCAGCGCGTAGAACGGCCAAGGCTTGTTAGCCAGAGAAGTCGACGGGGTCACAACGGTGTACCCATAGCGAGCCACAACCCGCATGATCTTCGAGTCCTGCTGCATGGCGTTGTACACAACCTTGCCATCGGCGTCAGTGATCACAGCGTCATCATGGATGCTGTATGTGATGTCCTTGCGAACACCAACATAGAGCCGCGACCAGTCACCCATAAACAGAGTCGTCTTAGTCGCGTCCCATGTGCCGTTCGTGGTCTCCTTCAGCGGATACCCATAGAGAGTGCCCTGCACACCCGCAGTCAGGGTATTCGCATCGACAGTCGAAGAGAACACGGGGGCGTTAGCGACCCGCAGATTCCGCAGCCGCCAATTAAACCCAGGACCACACACAAAACCATTGATGTTGATGCCATCTTTCGCCGCGATTTCCGCGAGGCCACCAACATCCAAACCGAGGTCTGCGGTTTCCGTGGCCACATTGCCGGCGGTAACCGTAGCGCCATAGATGTCATCCGTGGTCCAGGAAGTTGGCTTATTGGTGCCCCAGAAAATAGCGTTGTCCAGGGTGCGACCGATAGCCTCCGCGACCCGAGGACGAATCTCCGCCCACAGGGGAACAGCCGAATCATCCACATAGTCATCGGGGATGACCACCAGCGCGGCGATAGGCTCAGCTTCCATCCACGCGGTATCCCACGTCATATTGGTGGTCTGCTTCAGCCCATTGTCGCCGTCTACGAAATACGCGTCCGGGAACGTGTCGATGATCGTGGCACGGTTCCTTTTCGTCGACATCGGAATCCTGCGACCCAATGTCAGCGCGGCGGAAGCCTTAGCGGCTTCCTGAATAACAGCGTAGGAGATTTCCTCAGGAACAAGATCAGTGTCCCTAGTCTGATAAGTAGTGTATCCAGCCATGGTATTTTCCCATCAGGAGAATTATCGGCCGCCGCGCAATGCGCGGCGTAGCGCCTCATCGGCGCTGCCATCAGATTTTGAGGCGACCGGCGAACCATGAACGCCACCAAACAGATTCAGCCCCATGGGCTGCTGTTGTTCGGCAGGCTTTTCGCCGGCAGGCGGTGCCAATGTTTTAGCGTCCGCGAAAATACTTTCCCGACTATCGCCTTGGATGCGGGAAACCAAATTTTCGGGAACACCGTATTCTTTGGCGGCAAGATGCCGCCAAGACTCGATAGCCTCAGCCCTTGCCTCATTGACAGCCTTCTGTGCCCTTTCGAGTTCTGAAAGCTGCGAGTCCTTCCATTTGCGGAACTCGTCAAGTTCCGCCTTTGATTCGTTGCCCTCGACTCGCCTCTTGGCGTTCTCGTCGCGGAGTTTACGAATCACATCCAGTGCGGCCGGCAGATCAAGACTGGATTCGCCACCCTCCACAACCGGATTAGTGGTGTCGGTGGTGGCAGTTGTTTCAGTGGCCTCAGTGGCCGCTTCTTCTGGCATGACTACTCTCCTGGAGTAAATAATGTTTCACACCCCATCAAGGGGCGATATCGGATGGTCCCGTGAAATGTTGTCCACGCCATGTGAGCATGGGACCCATCTCTCCATGAACCTGTTCAACCATGATTTTCCGGTAGTCGATGCTTCTAGCCGCCCTATCGGAAATCCCATACTTCTCCGCTATCGCGGAATGAACCTTGTCGAGGGTTTCCGTGTCAACGATCTGTTGGTCAACAGCCTCGACTATTGGCACAACCTGACAGCGGCACGCCGGATGAATACCCTTCAGATTCTTTTTGTGGTATCTCTGTGTGCTCGCTATCAGGCATAGCGCACAGGATTTCGTGCCGGTTGGCACACGCCGGTAGCCCGTAACTTTCGGCTCACTCGTCATACGTGTGCGGGTAACCAGATCGGAAACCCTGCTGTTGTCCGTTGAGAAAATCTCTTCCAATCTGTCCAAACCCTGTTGAACAGCGGTTTCGAGGGGGTCTCCCCGGCCAATGCTTTTCCAAACGTCCCCAAAGGGTCGGGCATAAACCGTGGACTGCTCAACACCACGAATGTTTGTGCCTGTGACTGTCGCCGGGTCGACCGGCGACGACAAAACCACACCGTCTAGGAGTAGTTCGAGCTCGATGTCCATCATGGTGTCTGATATTTCGGCGATTAGGCTTTGAGCCTCACCAACGATGGGAAGTGCTGTTTTCAGCCACGGGTCGATACTGCCGTTGCCCCACCAACCAAGGTCGCGGAACTCTTGTGTGAGTTCCGCGAGGTACGTGTTGCTGACGACCGCTATCTGGTTGGCCAACGCCACGGGCAGTGTGTCACCAACAGTACCCATTAGGTCACTTCCTCACTGGTACCTTGGGTACCAGTTTCCGTTTCTGTCGCCCCAGCGGACGTCTCAGAGGTCTGCGTGCCTTGTGTGCTGCTCGCAGCCGCCATGGCTTGCAATGCCGCAGCGCGTGCCTCAAGCTTCCGTTTTTCCACCACGGCGAACGCGATTTCCTCCGGGCTGAAACCAGCCCGGCCCATGGCGAGCTGGAGGGGAACACCAGCACCTATCTCCTTTGCCATGGCGTCGGCTAGTTCGGCCCGACTCTTCGATTCGGGATCAGCCCATAGCACATTGGCAACCTGTTCAGTGCTCTTTGGGTTGGCGGTGTAACGGAAGCAGAGACGGATAACCTTTTCCCAGGATGGTCCGATCGTGCGCATGCGCTGGCGAACCTTCGACACCAAACCGGTTTCGGCTGCTTTTAACGCGTCACCAGACACGTTGACGACCTCACCTAGCAAGTAGTGTGGGGGGGTTTTCGTGACTGCCGCCATGTCACCAACATCATCACGAACAGCGGCCAACAACTGAGAGATGTCGGCTTCTTTGAATTCGAAGATTTTGGCGTTGGGATCTTGCACGGCCCAAAGCATGTCGGCGCCCGGGTCAAAGGGTGGCTTCTTCCCAGCCTTTGTGTCCGGCAACTTGATGCCCGTTATAAGCCTCTGCTTATAGGCTTGTGCCCGGCTGATAACCAGCCGGTTACAGATCTCCGTGTTGATGCGATCCTGAATGTCCAACACGGATTCCGACTCCCCATATGAGGAATCACCCAATGTTGGGCGCCACATGAATCGAACCATGGGCACAACACCGATGGTGTTGGTTGCCCGACCCGCCTCCCGGAAAGCTGATGCGGGATTGCTCAGCAATCTGCCGGTCAGTGTAACAACATCAAGATCAACGATGTCGGCGACATCGGGACCCGCATAATAGACAATACGGTCTGGCAAATATAGGACTGCCAGAACCTTGCCAATGATTTGGTCTTCCCAAATCTTCAACGCAGCCATAACCCTGCCGGGTCGAGACGGGTCCATCTCGACAGCACAGTATCGGGGATCTTCCACGGTGATCGCGGGTACACCGAGGTCCTCAACGGGGTCCTGGGGTGCGACAAGCGCATACGCGTCACCAAACACAGAACAGAGCAGATGCAGCAACACCGACTGGCCATCCATCTCGTTGGCCTGCCAAAAGCGGCTAGCCTCACTATCGGCCGTGTCGGTTTCGCCAAAGCGAAAACCGATGATCTGCATACGCTCAACTGGTGCCATAGTCACCAGCTCGCTGTAATTCGTACGACTCATCTCTTGCATAGACCGAAACGCGTGAACCGACCGCTGATCAATATTTGGCAACGGATGGTCACCCAAAAAATAGTCTTCCAACCGGTCGTAGCGTTGCTGCCTCGACAAGATGCGGCGAACAAGCCGGTCAACCCACCAATAGTCGTCGCCGGGCAAAAAATCATTCATCGGGTGCCTCTATCCGCTAGGAGGGGGCACCCGGCCACCTGTCAAAAGCTGTAAATACTGTTGTCGTTGTCGTCGGCGACAAGCCGACCGTCTTGTATGGCGGCGCCACGAGCCTCATACGCCAGAACAGCCGCCATAGCGGCATCAATCTTCCGTACCGTCTTCGGCGATTCCTTGCGAATGAGTTTCCCCGCCGGGGTCACCAACACATGGGCGTTGCCAACGTGACGTGGCAGAACCTCGTGGGCGGGATCACCAGACCAGATCAGTTCACGGCGCAGCACCGCCGACTCGAACCGTTCGATGGCGGAAGCCATAGCGGACTTTCGGTGCGTCCAAAACTCATACACCGTGTCCGGATAATCGGCCGACCATTTGCCCACAATGTCTTGCCAATACGCCGGGTCGGCATACATCCACCGCACATCATGCTTGTCGAGGGTTGCCCTGACCAGCTGGTCAACTTCCAGGAAGGGCACTTCCCAGTCTTTACCAATTTCCCCACCAGGGTTTTCCCAGACTCCGATAGGCCAGAGGAAACCATCAGACAGTCGACAGCCGACGAGGGCTGTCGAGTCGTTCCTGATACTCCCGTCGAACCCAAGTGAGATGGGTTCGCTCAACGCCACCTTCATGCGGCGGGAGCCGAGCGAGAAACGCTCCTTGTCAAGCCACGATGAGGAACCCTTGCACAACTGATTGTAGTAGAATCTTCGGGCGTCGGCGGGGCTTGTGGCCGGGTCGTCGATTTCCATCTCGATACGATCGAGATCAACCCAACCACCGTTTTCTTTGCAGGCGTCGCCGTACGCCTCGACTAGGGCGGCACGCCGCTCAGGCCCCGGCAACAGCGGGGCACTATCGGGGGCCTGCCTGTTGTCGAACAGAAATCCGGGGTCCTTGATCTCGCCAGAGGCTATCCGCTCATAAAACCCGTAGGAGTCTTCCGCGACACTGCCCTCCCCGGGCATAGGCGCGTTAGTCGTTTCCACGGTTCGGGCATCCATCTTCGCCGCGTTACGGCGAACAACATCCGCCAATGCCTTGCCACGGTTCCCGTCAACCCACAGGTGGGACTCGTCGAACACGCTGAATGTGACACGTTGTCCCTCGCGGGAACGGGCGTTCGCGGTAACCGGCTCCAGCCGGCCACCATCCGACAGGATGCGACTACGCCCAACCTCAAGACCATAGACACTCTCGGCGTCGCCGAGTTTCAGCATCTCGCGGATAAGGGAAAAGGTGTTATCCGTTTGTGCGGCGGACACGGCCACAACCTGAACCATCGGTGACGGCACCGATCTGCCGACAGGTATTCCGGGCTGCTCAAAGTGGCTGAACCTGACGGGTCCCAGCAGCTCAACACAGCACAAAGCGGCGATAAGGGGACTTTTCCCCCATCCTTTGCAGCGTGCCAGCAGGGCACGGCGGTAACAAAACCGGCCGGTCTTGTCGACAGCGTAAAACCAGAGAACAAATCTCGCCTGTTCCGGCGAGAATATCCACGGGTCACCCATGTGCTCACCATCGGGGTGACCAAGATGATTGGTGCACCACTCCAACACACCCCAACCCAACGTCATATCGGGTATGCCATCAATGGTGTGCACCGTAGCCCCCTAACTGGTTTTACGACTAGACCGCTTCGAAGACCTCTTCGAGGTCGTCTTCTTTGCCGGCTGGATCTTCGACCCGTATTCCCTCGTCCAACGCTTCGCTATCTCCGGTTCCTTCGCATACAGGAACCGGCGCTGTTTCTCGCTCCGAAATGGCATTCTCTTCACCCGCCCTCACGAGACCCCATGTCCCATCGGCTAGCGGCACAAGGTCGACCACCCTAGGCGGTCGACATGTTCCCTGATATCGGTGCCGGTCGAAACCGGCAACCGACGTGAACAGTGCCCCACACGTCGAACACAACGCCTGACAACCCCTAGGCCCCACAATGCCCCCAACACAAGAAGGGGCCTTAAAGGCCCCTGTAGCGGCCATAGAGGCCCTAAAAAGGTGGGGGGGTACATCTGTGTACCCCCCGCAGGTTTTCCATGGTTTTATCGTGTGGGCGGCCGATTGTCACCAGGCCGCGACGTCGAATAACCCGAATCATCAACCATGACGACGCTCACGCCGGACACTCCTCTGACAGTGCCGGCAGACATCACTGTCGACCACGAATTCCTTAACCGCCAACACCAACTCACACACCCGACAAAACCTGTACAACGCGCGGGAATGTCTAGGCACCCAACTTCCGCCTATACATATCGACGACGTTGTCTGGCACGGCCTCCGGAGGTGGCGACTCAACCCGCGAGGAATTCTCCTCGGTCTCACCATCAATCCGAATCCGTAACTTCAACCTGTCACAATAGGTCAAACCGTAGTTCGCGGTGATCCTGTGAAGCTCGCGCGACAGCGCGGCGGCCTCACCAGGCTTCAGTTCATCCGCCGTCTCCGACCACAACAGGCGGTGCATACGCGCCGCCTCTAACATGGCGGACCAATCCGTGTCCACCATGATCTGTGCCTGCGGAGACCTTCGCCAGGTCTCCCACCAAAGCTTTGTGGCCCGAGGCCACACGATGTCCGACGGCAGTCGAGGACCACGCAGCCGCTTGTCGGGGACAAGAATTGTCCTCGCGCGCATGTCGTCACGGTGGTTGTCACGGGCGCGGGAGCGGTTTTCCTTCGGCAACCTGCCCGAGATGCTCACCATCATACCTCCCAGGTAATGTCCGTTTTGGGATAACCTACTAGGATTCGCGCCAAAAGTTCGGCGCA